TTAAGGTTTCTGCGGCCAGATAATGTCCGGCGCATTATTAATGTCAATCGCCTGCACCGACTGAATATATTTCATCCATTTTGTCAACGTGGCTTTGTCTTCGTCCGTAATAATTCCGAGCAGAAGTTGCGTCTGCCATGCCTGCGTAATGCTGTTCGCTTCCGCAATCAGTGCGGCCTGCAGTTCTCTGGCTTCTTTGATGGCTGCCGCTTTCTCTTCAACTGGATCAGTTACCCATTTCTCACCATCCCATTTATCCCAGGCAGTTGCAGGTTTCAGCGGCGTAGTGTCTGCCGGATAATCACCGGGCAGATCAATCAGCACTGCTTTTCCGTCGTTGACTGAATACACTGTTTCCCCACGATGATCGGCAACTGCCTGCCAGCAGCCACTGATATAAAGCGCTACATGCCCGGAATCAGTAATCAGTGGCGCGGTGGTGCAGGCATTAGCTGGCAGACCAACCCCTTGCGCCAGATACTCATCATTTGAACCAGTAAACTCTCCGCTTACCTCATCAAAATTATAAACCGTCAGCGTGCCGTCAGTTTTTGCCAGCCCGTTTTCATCAAGTTTCACCTTTGCCATTATGCGGCCCTCACGATGTAGTTAAACGCCACGTTGCGCGGGCGCGTTGTGATCCAAACAGAGCCGCCCGGAATGCCTGCCTGCAGTTGAGTTGCCTGGATTGAGTTGTCACTGAGTACCGCGCCTAATTTGCCGTTATCAGGATTTTTCGCATCCCCTGGTTGTGCCTTCGTGACTGAATCAGGCTGATTGAAGGCCGTGCCTACGGTAGCACCAGAAGTTGTCGCATCAATGCCAGGGTAATCAACAGCAGCGGTTCGCAGGCCCGTTGATGCCTGCGCGGAACCTAAAGAGCGGTAGGTGTCAACGCCGCGCCCGTCATCCCAGCCACGAATAAACTCCCCGCGCAGATCAGGCAGCTTAAGCGCCGGATAAGCCAGCGCCAGCTTTGGGTACAGTGTGCCGCTGAAACTGGCCCCGTTACTTTTCAGAAAGACCATGCCAGACATTGAGGGAAACAGTTCGTTTGGCATTTTCGCGTGCGGCCAGGGGAACGGTGAACCGATAACAGCAGAGCCTTCTCCTAAACCAAGGTTTTTGACAAAGAGCGCCGGGTCAGGAATATCTGCGCCGTTCTGGTCTTTGGCCAGCTTCTCCGCCAGATTATTCAGTACCGTGGTTGCAAAGTTTGGATCGTTACCAAGGGCATCAGCCAGCTCTTTGAGGGTATCCAGCGTCTCAGGGGCGCTGCCTGCAAGCGCCGCAAGTGCTTTGGCCACAAACTCCGTCGTCGCCAGTTTCTTGCTGTTGTCGCTATTTGCAGGCGTGGGCGCTGTTGGCGTGCCGGTGAATGTCGGGCTGGCTTTCGGTGCGTACTGGGTATGCGGGTCAACTGCCGCAATGTGTTTCTCAAGGTCTGCACCGCCTTTTTCAACCTGTTGTTTCAGGTATGAAGTACGGCTGGCCAGCTGTTTAGCCTGACGGTTAGATATCCCGTCAGCCCCCCCCAGAACGGGGTCAGAGACCTCAATCTGGTAGACGCCTTCTTCCCACTGCGGGGTTTCGGGTAGGTTTGCCATAGTTAACTGCTCCCGTGGTTATAGCTGCCGTCATAGTTGACGGTGTTGTTGTAGCGAATAGCGACAGACTGATACTCCAGGCTCGCCAGATGGCAGCGGGCCGGAGCAAAGGCTGCCAGCGTCTGACGTAACAGCGCCGCCTGATCGTTAGTGATGGGCTGTTGAAGGATGACGCGATAAACCGCCCATGCTTCAGCATCTCCATGGACGAAAAGCCCGTTGTAAGTGTGTTTGCCGTCGTAGCCGATCTGACCAGTGCCTTCAATCAGATCCACTTCTCCGAAGCCGAAACGGCGGATAATTTCCCGGATTGACCACGGTGTCCCTTTATAGCGGTGGTAAGCGTCTCATCCAGACCGTCTTTTATTTTTGCCCGCGTTTCCTACCATGGACACTTTCGCGAACATGGACACTACCGTGGACAAAAATACGCCTTACACCAGAAGACCATGGATCTTCACAGCGCTGAGCCTGCGCTTTAATGAGGCTCTGACTTACCGTGAAATAGCAGAACAACTGAACCTTAGCTCATCTGCCATACATAAAATGTTCACGCGTTTTCGACGAACCGGAATTAACTGGCCATTGTCGGAAGAATACACGCCTGAACGCCTGGAGGAAGAGCTCTATGCCTTCAATCTTGAGACAAATCTTCCTGTAAAAAAACGCCGGCCGGACTGGCCTCTGGAATTCAAAATTCGCATGGCGGAGCTGACCCTGCAGCCGGACGCCTGTGTGGCTCAAATTGCCCGTGAGCATGGCATTAACGATAATCTGCTGTTCAACTGGCGCAATCTGCATCGTCAGGGGCTACTGGATCCGGCCAACAGAGCGACTCTGATTCCGGTTACTATGGAGCCTGTTGTCCCTCCGCCCAGGCAAAACGGCGTCGTATCAGCAGACCTGCCACCGGTCATCAGCTGCAGGCTGACGTTGCCAGGTGGAAGCCTCAACCTGACTGGCCCGCTGACGCCTGAACTTCTGCGCGCACTGGTCAGCGAACTCAGGGAGGGTGAGTCATGATTAGCTTTCCGGCAGGTTCGCGGATCTGGCTGGTTGCTGGCGTGACAGATATGCGCTGTAGCTTCAACGGGCTGGCAGCGAAAGTGCAGAACACGCTTCGCACCGATCCGTTCAGCGGTCATCTGTTTATCTTTCGCGGTCGTCGCGGCGACATGATAAAGGTGCTGTGGGCCGACCGGGACGGCCTGTGCCTGTTCACCAAACGACTGGAGCGGGGGCGCTTCGTCTGGCCGGTGACCCGTGACGGAAAAGTGCATCTGACGCCTGCGCAGCTCTCCATGCTGCTGGAAGGCATTAACTGGAAGCACCCACAGCGGACTGAACGGCCTGGCCTGCGGATATAACCTGCTGTAAAATGGGGTTATGGACGCATCCCTTCCCGATGAAAACGCCCGGCTCAGGGCGCTGCTGCTGGAGCAGCAGACCACCATCCGCAAAATGGCGGAGTATAACCGCCTGCTCTCACAGCGGGTGGCGGCGTACGCCAGCGAAATCAACCGGCTGAAGGCGCTGATCACTAAGCTTCAGCGCATGCAGTTCGGCAAAAGCTCCGAAAAGCTGCGTGAGAAAACGCAGCGCCAGGTGCGCGAGGCTGAAGAGCGCATCGGCGCCCTGCAGGAGGAGATGGCTGAGGCGCTGGGTGAGCAGCATGACCCGGTGGTTCCGCAACCGCTGCGCCAGTCTTCTGCCCGTAAACCATTACCGGCCACACTCCCCCGCGAAACCCGCACGCTGTCGCCGGCAGAAACCGCCTGCCCGTCGTGCGGCGGAGAGCTCAGCGCGCTGGGCTGCGACGTATCGGAGCAGCTGGAGCTCATCAGCAGCGCCTTTAAGGTTATCGAAACGCAGCGGCCAAAACTGGCCTGCTGTGGATGTGACCACATCGTTCAGGCGACCATGCCGGCAAAACCCATAGAGCGCAGCTACGCGGGTCCCGGGCTGCTGGCGCGCATCGTCACGGCAAAGTTCGCAGAGCACACGCCTCACTATCGTCAGTCAGAGATATACCGGCGTCAGTGCGTGGAGCTGAGTCGTGCCACACTGGGGCGCTGGTCCGGTGCGGTCAGCGAACTGCTGGAGCCGCTGTATGACCTGCTGCGCCAGTACGTGCTGATTCCGGGCAAGGTGCATACCGACGATATCCCTGTGCCGGTTCAGGAGCCGGGCAGCGGTAAAACCCGCACGGCCCGGCTGTGGGTCTACGTGCGGGACGACCGTAACGCGGGCTCACCGCTTCCCCCGGCGGTGTGGTTCGCGTACTCGCCGGACCGTAAGGGGATACATCCGCAGCAACACCTTGCCGGATACAGCGGTATCCTGCAGGCCGATGCTTACGGCGGCTACAACGCACTGTACGAAGACGGCCGTATCGCCGAAGCGGCCTGCATGGCGCACGCCCGGCGAAAAATCCATGACGTTCACGTCCGCACACCGACCGACGTCACAACCGAAGCGCTGAAGCGCATCGGTAAACTGTATGCCATCGAGGCGGAGATACGCGGCAGCCCGGCAGAGGAGCGGCTGGCGGTCCGGAAAGAGCAGACGGTCCCGCTGATGCAGTCGCTGTACGACTGGGTACAGGCACAGATGAAGGTGCTGTCGCGCCACTCGGATACGGCGAAGGCGTTCTCGTACCTGCTGAAGCAGTGGGATGCGCTGAACCTGTACTGCAGCAACGGCTGGGCCGAGATAGACAATAACATCGCAGAGAACGCGCTGCGTGGCGTTGCCCTGGGGCGGAAAAACTGGCTGTTCGCGGGTTCAGACGCGGGCGGGGAACGTGCTGCGGTACTGTACTCGCTGATCGGCACCTGCCGGCTTAACGGCGTGGAACCGGAGGCGTGGCTGCGTTACGTCATCGGTCATATCCAGGACTGGCCGGTGAACCGGGTCCGTGATCTGCTGCCCTGGAAGGTCGATCTCACTTTTGTCTGAGCGTCAATACGGTCTGGATGAGACGCTTACCACCACCACGGTGAACGGCAACTTTGAAATCAACGGGAACGCCCATGCGACAGGTAACATTTTTGCTGACGGCCAGAACTCCAATCACCACTCCCACTGACCTTCTTAAACGCCTTTAATATCGGCGTTCCCGCACAGGGGCAATACTGCCCCCATGAAAACAACCTCAGTATTCTGGCAACCGGCCCTGCAGGCCCCTGGCGAAATCGTCCGGGGGCTGGATGATATCTGGCAGGCCATTCAAATCATCCTGCGTACTCCTCGCGGCAGCGACCCGCATCGCCCGGAGTTCGGCAGCAATCTGCATCTTTATATCGACTGGCCCATCGACCGGGCTATCCCGCATGTGGTGCGCGAATCCGTCGATGCCATCCGCCGCTGGGAGCCTCGCTGCCAGCTGATGTCGGTAAAACCCGCCGTCGACGGCGAACATCTTACGCTCCGGGTGAGCTGGAAAGGCTCTGACGGACAGACCCGGACTCAGGAGTTGCTATGGCGCTGACAGAACCCGACTTTATTGAACGCAATGCCGATAAAATCACGGCTGAAATGATTGCACAGTACGAAGCCGCAACCGGCAAAACGCTGTACCCCGCTCAGGCTGAGCGCCTGTTGATTGACCTGTGGGCCTACCGCGAAATGCTGGTCAGGGTAGCGGCGCAGGAAGCAGCCAAACAGAATCTGGTCGCCTTTGCCCGTGAGCCGATGATTGATTACCTCGGTGAACTGGTCGGTGTATACCGTCTTGCCGCGCAGCCTGCCACGACCACGCTCCAGTTCTCCGTGGATGAGGCGCTGGCCATTGATGTGCTGATTCCGGCAGGCACCCGCGTCAGCGCTTCCGACAGCATTATTTTTGCCACCGATACGGACGTGGTGCTGAAAGCCGGATTGCTGCTGGTCAATGCCACGGCCACCTGTACCGAACCGGGAGCCGCTGGCAACGGCTGGCAACCTGCGCAGGTCAGCCAGTTGCTCGATGAGATTGATAACGTCGACCTGCAGGTGACCAATCTGGCGGCCAGTTCTGGCGGTTCTGAGCAGGAAGACAATGACAGGCTCCGCGAGCGTATCAAACTGGCCGTAAGCGTCTCATCCAGACCGTATTGACGCTCAGACAAAAGTGAGATCGACCTTCCAGGGCAGCAGATCACGGACCCGGTTCACCGGCCAGTCCTGGATATGACCGATGACGTAACGCAGCCACGCCTCCGGTTCCACGCCGTTAAGCCGGCAGGTGCCGATCAGCGAGTACAGTACCGCAGCACGTTCCCCGCCCGCGTCTGAACCCGCGAACAGCCAGTTTTTCCGCCCCAGGGCAACGCCACGCAGCGCGTTCTCTGCGATGTTATTGTCTATCTCGGCCCAGCCGTTGCTGCAGTACAGGTTCAGCGCATCCCACTGCTTCAGCAGGTACGAGAACGCCTTCGCCGTATCCGAGTGGCGCGACAGCACCTTCATCTGTGCCTGTACCCAGTCGTACAGCGACTGCATCAGCGGGACCGTCTGCTCTTTCCGGACCGCCAGCCGCTCCTCTGCCGGGCTGCCGCGTATCTCCGCCTCGATGGCATACAGTTTACCGATGCGCTTCAGCGCTTCGGTTGTGACGTCGGTCGGTGTGCGGACGTGAACGTCATGGATTTTTCGCCGGGCGTGCGCCATGCCGCCCGCTTCGGCGTTCCGGCCGTCTTCGTCCGGTGCGTTGTGGCCGCCGTAAGCATCGGCCTGCAGGATACCGCTGTATCCGGCAAGGTGTTGCTGCGGATGTATCCCCTTACGGTCCGGCGAGTACGCGAACCACACCGCCGGGGGAAGCGGTGAGCCCGCGTTACGGTCGTCCCGCACGTAGACCCACAGCCGGGCCGTGCGGGTTTTACCGCTGCCCGGCTCCTGAACCGGCACAGGGATATCGTCGGTATGCACCTTGCCCGGAATCAGCACGTACTGGCGCAGCAGGTCATACAGCGGCTCCAGCAGTTCGCTGACCGCACCGGACCAGCGCCCCAGTGTGGCACGACTCAGCTCCACGCACTGACGCCGGTATATCTCTGACTGACGATAGTGAGGCGTGTGCTCTGCGAACTTTGCCGTGACGATGCGCGCCAGCAGCCCGGGACCCGCGTAGCTGCGCTCTATGGGTTTTGCCGGCATGGTCGCCTGAACGATGTGGTCACATCCACAGCAGGCCAGTTTTGGCCGCTGCGTTTCGATAACCTTAAAGGCGCTGCTGATGAGCTCCAGCTGCTCCGATACGTCGCAGCCCAGCGCGCTGAGCTCTCCGCCGCACGACGGGCAGGCGGTTTCTGCCGGCGACAGCGTGCGGGTTTCGCGGGGGAGTGTGGCCGGTAATGGTTTACGGGCAGAAGACTGGCGCAGCGGTTGCGGAACCACCGGGTCATGCTGCTCACCCAGCGCCTCAGCCATCTCCTCCTGCAGGGCGCCGATGCGCTCTTCAGCCTCGCGCACCTGGCGCTGCGTTTTCTCACGCAGCTTTTCGGAGCTTTTGCCGAACTGCATGCGCTGAAGCTTAGTGATCAGCGCCTTCAGCCGGTTGATTTCGCTGGCGTACGCCGCCACCCGCTGTGAGAGCAGGCGGTTATACTCCGCCATTTTGCGGATGGTGGTCTGCTGCTCCAGCAGCAGCGCCCTGAGCCGGGCGTTTTCATCGGGAAGGGATGCGTCCATAACCCCATTTTACAGCAGGTTATATCCGCAGGCCAGGCCGTTCAGTCCGCTGTGGGTGCTTCCAGTTAATGCCTTCCAGCAGCATGGAGAGCTGCGCAGGCGTCAGATGCACTTTTCCGTCACGGGTCACCGGCCAGACGAAGCGCCCCCGCTCCAGTCGTTTGGTGAACAGGCACAGGCCGTCCCGGTCGGCCCACAGCACCTTTATCATGTCGCCGCGACGACCGCGAAAGATAAACAGATGACCGCTGAACGGATCGGTGCGAAGCGTGTTCTGCACTTTCGCTGCCAGCCCGTTGAAGCTACAGCGCATATCTGTCACGCCAGCAACCAGCCAGATCCGCGAACCTGCCGGAAAGCTAATCATGACTCACCCTCCCTGAGTTCGCTGACCAGTGCGCGCAGAAGTTCAGGCGTCAGCGGGCCAGTCAGGTTGAGGCTTCCACCTGGCAACGTCAGCCTGCAGCTGATGACCGGTGGCAGGTCTGCTGATACGACGCCGTTTTGCCTGGGCGGAGGGACAACAGGCTCCATAGTAACCGGAATCAGAGTCGCTCTGTTGGCCGGATCCAGTAGCCCCTGACGATGCAGATTGCGCCAGTTGAACAGCAGATTATCGTTAATGCCATGCTCACGGGCAATTTGAGCCACACAGGCGTCCGGCTGCAGGGTCAGCTCCGCCATGCGAATTTTGAATTCCAGAGGCCAGTCCGGCCGGCGTTTTTTTACAGGAAGATTTGTCTCAAGATTGAAGGCATAGAGCTCTTCCTCCAGGCGTTCAGGCGTGTATTCTTCCGACAATGGCCAGTTAATTCCGGTTCGTCGAAAACGCGTGAACATTTTATGTATGGCAGATGAGCTAAGGTTCAGTTGTTCTGCTATTTCACGGTAAGTCAGAGCCTCATTAAAGCGCAGGCTCAGCGCTGTGAAGATCCATGGTCTTCTGGTGTAAGGCGTATTTTTGTCCACGGTAGTGTCCATGTTCGCGAAAGTGTCCATGGTAGGAAACGCGGGCAAAAATAAAAGACGGTCTGGATGAGACGCTTACTGGTGGTGTCAGCGGTCAAATCAATGGTTTTTCCCTTCAGGCTGATACCTACCGCAACCTCGATCACCACATGCTCGATACCACCTTTGACCGTCAGCGTATGGGTCGCGTGGTTATAGCTGAACTCTGCGCCATCCGCGTATTTCGTGCCCCGGACATTTTTGTCGCTGAACGGCGGTTTATCGACTTCTGAGTACACCGCGCCCAGAATGACACCATCCTCGCCGTTGGCATCGAGCAGCACTTCAACCTGCTCCCCCACGTCAGGGAGCCAGTAATCCTTGTTATCCTGGGTATTGCGCTGCAGCACGTTAAGCCAGTTAGTGCGCAGGTTATCGCATTCCGGCAGACGAACGCGGGCCTGAACCTTGTCGGCATCGACGGCGCTGACCGTACCGACCTGACGGGTGACGCCTGTCATTATTTTTTCTCCTTTATTACCGTGGACGTGCTGCCGTCCGGTTTATAGACGGTCAGCGTCTGGGTTTTTCCGGTCTTTTTACCTTTCTTCGCTTTGCCCTGCGTAACCGGCCCTCGTGCCACTTCCAGTTCGGTGATGTAGCCGCTGTTACGGTCAAACGCATGGCGGGCAGTAGTTATCAGCCATGGCCCGGATAACTGACCAAAACCCACCAGTTCAATTTTGTTGCCTGCAGTCAACTGGGGCGTCCCCATCAGCGTCAGGGAGCCGTTCTGCTGGTATTCGTTATGCCTGGCCAGCGCCGAATCTGCTTTAATCCGTGCGGTGTCCGGGTCGCTGACGCGGCTGTTGACCTTCAGTGAGTCGGCACTGGTGACCTTACCACCTTTGGTTTTTTTGTCGCTTTCGCTGGTACCGCCATCAGCTTCATAAACGATCAGCTTTTTATCGCTGCTCTTCTGGTGTTTTACTTTCGCTGATTTGTAGACGCGGTTGATGGTGTCACGCAGGGAAAAGCTGGCCACATCCTGCGGCTTCAACTGTTTTACCGGCTCCTGACCGCGCAGCGTGGCCAGATGAGAGAAAATCAGCTGGTCGCTGACCACTTTCACGGCATAACCATACTCGCTGGCCAGTCGGCGCAGGAAGCCCACGTCCGTTTCAGCATACTGGGTCACCCGGTCAATTTTGATGGACTCAATACTGCCAACCAGCTTCAGCTGATGCTTTTTGGCAATCCGTCCGGCGATGGCCGCCAGCGTGGTGCTCTCGAAACCACGACTGGATTTTGTCCGCAGGGCGTTGTTGACCGACGTGGCCACGCCCCGGATAGCGACAACGGACGCGGGCGAACTCACCTCGATCTCGTCTATAGAGAACGTACCGCAGGACAGCAGCTTCTCGCCCTGATAACCCATTTTCAGCGTCAGCGTGTCACCCTCGCCCGGATACCACTTATCCAGCCAGCGGTCATCGGTGTCGTCCAGTTCCACCTCAATGGTATCGGACTCGCTTTTGATGTTATCGCTGTAGGTTACGCGGGTGACATAGGGGGCGATATCGGTGGTGATGTTCTTCTGCAGATACCATAGCGTGAACACCGGACTCAGAACATCGCTGACGCCGGTTAACGCTGATGCGGCTTGTGCAGTGCTGTTTATCTCAGCCATGGGGCAATATCCTCTTCTGTACTGGCTTCTTCAGCCTCGATAACCGGAATCAGTAACAACAGCCCGGAGGGCAGCACCGGCGTGATGGCCACGTGTGGATTGGCGGCAATTATCCGGGGATAGCCCAGCGGGTCGCCGTAGTACTGCCATGCGAGAGAGTCCCAGCGCTCTCCGTCACGGGTGACATGTTCAAGAAACATCACACACTCCTCGCCAGAATTTTGGCTGCCATGGTGCTTAACCCCGGCGACATACGGGTGAAGGTGGTGCTGGCGGAGTTAAGCTGCCCGGAAACGGCATCCAGCGCTGCTGCGATATTGCTGCCGTCCACGCCGCTCAGTGAAGACTGTGCCTGTTGTACATACGTGGCCGCATCACTGGTGGCTCTGGCCAGACTGATGGCATCAGGCATGGATTCAGAAAGCGCATTAAATGCCGGAACGCTTTGACCCAACGCCCCGGACACGTTGCCCAGCCCGCTCATAAGCCCCGGTACGCGGATCAGTGCAACGGCGGGGTTATCCTTCATTTTCTGCGCAACCCGAACGGCACTGATGGTGGTCTGGAGAACAGACTGCGCCTGTTTGGCGTAGTTGACGCCGTCGCGGACGTACTGCGCTACCCCGGAAGGTGAAGGAACGGCACCGGAGACCGCCCCGACGCCGGGAACCTGCGTGCGTATTGCGGATGGCTGTAGCGGGTTTTTCGGGTCGCCGATGTACTCCCGGAGAGACGCGGTGGCGTTGACGGCCAGCACGTTGCCGGTGCTGTCGGTCTGCTCGCTGGTCGCAGTAACATCGGTAATCACGAACCAGCCGCGATAGTCACCGTTGCCGAAGACCAGCGCCAGCGCCTGATGGGCCTTCATGGCCGTTCGCAGTCTCGCCAGCTCCACGTCGGGCACACAATAGTGCTGATGGAAGACCAGGCTTATCTGGATTTCGTCGAGCTTATCGCCAACGAACTGCAGGCCGGGCTTACCCTCGATACGGGGATGCTCCGCATAATCGACGCCGAACGTCGCCTCGAAACCGTCCCAGTAGGTAATCAGTTCAAACTCAATATCTCCCAGTACTGCGAACATTAGCTGTACCTCCTGCGTTGTTGCTGAGCCAGCAGACGCTCCAGCATTTTCTCCAGTTCATGCAGGCTCATATTCAGTGTGCCGGTCAACCCGTCAGGCGCTGCGGTTTCTTTGCCATTGAGGAAAAACTGAGGATTAAAGCTGACCTGAATACCGCCAGACGCTCCGCCGCCAGTTGCAGCTGCGCCACGACCTGAATATCCCGCCGCCATGATTTCCGGCGACGGGATACGGGGAACATCCGGTGTCATTTCAGTGGCCAGGCGCTGCCCGGCCAGCGCAGCCTGTGGTGTCGTGCGTTGCAGGCCGATAGCCGCTCCCTGCGCGATGTTGTCACCAAAGCCCATGAATACCCGGCTTGGCGAATGGATACCCAGCTTTTCTTTAAACCAGCCACCGACGCTGTCGCCCATGTCTGTGACGGTGGTTTTGAGCGACTCCCATTTGTTTTTGATGCCGTTAATCAGGCCGTCGATAAGATGGCCACCGAAGTCGGTGAACTTCGCTGGCAGATCAACGCCGAGATATTTCAGCGCAGCCGCAAAGGCTTTATAGAGCAGACCAACCGGCGACCAGTTAATCAGCAGCTTACCAATCCCCACGACACCGCCATTAAACGCCTCTTTAATGTCAGCCCAGCGCTGTTTAAACCAGCTACTGACTGCGCCCCAGTTGCGATAAATAAGGTAAGCTGCTGCCGCGACGGCGGTGATGGCGAGACCAATGGGATTCATCAGCAGCGCCCGGCCAATCCAGAGAACGGCCCGCCCGGCGATCATAATGCCGCGAACCAGCCCACCTGACAGCACACCACCCAGTGTTCTGGCTCCTCTGGCGACGGCGCTGAAGCCGGTCACCAGCCAGCGGAGCTTACCGCCTTCACCGAGTGCAAGCGACAGTCGAAGCCAGTTGGCCCGCAGTAAAACGGCATTTTTCCAGACGTTAACAAAGGGGGAAATAAGGAGATTCAGCCCCAGCTTGAGACCGATAGTGGCCATCTTGAAAGCGAGTAATGCTCCTACAACCTTTATGGTGCCGCTGACGATTTGCGGGTTTGCCGCTATCCATTTGCCGACACTGTCCATTAAAGGAATAAAAGTCTCACCCAGTTGGATCAAGGCCGGGCGTAGTGACTCACCAATGCTGATGGCTGCCTCGTTAAAACCAATCTGAGTTCTGCGCCAACGACCTTCGAGCGTATTATTTTGTTTTGCAGCATCCTTATCCAGCGTAGACATTGCTGACGGGGTATTCATTTCCTGCTTGCTGGAAAGGTATTTATTCCAGCCCTGACGCATTGACAGTAAATGGTTAACGGTCTGGATATCAGTGAAGACTTCTGCCAGACCAAATGCCTCCATTAGTTTCTGCTGGCCTTCCTGATCGCCTCTTGATCCTGCTGCTTTCCATTGCTGTAAAAACGCCTTACCTTTACCGTCAATGAAACGGTTGGCAATCATCAGCGAGGCTTCGTACTGTGAAAAGCCCTGAGCGACGTAATTCTGCATTGACCCCTGGTAATCCACCCCGGCTTTAGCATATTTCTGGATAGTATCTCCGCGCCCCATCGCCGCCAGCCAGTTTGACATATTGGTGACGGCCTCTTCCGCTGAGCCGCTGCCTTTACCAACTTCCAGACTGGCGACGATCTGGGTTATGGCGTCTTTGCCGTAAATACCACGTGCAGCGAAGGCTTTGGCCATACCGGGTAACGCTTTCGCCATATCCTTTAGTTCAAACGAGCCTAGCTTAGCCCCGGTTGCCGCAATCCCAAACGCCTGCTCCAGCTCTTTCGCATCGGTAATTTTCAGCGCATCGCTAAAGGCGTAGGTCATTTTTGCGAGGTCAGTCATATCCGCTTTGGTGGCCGTGGCCGCTTTACCGAGCATCCCGGCAAATTTAGCTGCCTGCTCCGGGTTCATACCATCGGCAACTAACTGATTAACACCCCCTAGCAGGGACTCCTGGAGCTGATTGACCTGAAGGGATGCCCGACGAATGGCAGTACCGATGGCCTGTTCCTGCCTTGAATCCAGATCACCAGTGACACTGATATCCCGCAACTGCGATTCAAACGAGGCATATTGTTTGACTGAGGCCATGACCGGTGCACCCAGTGTTCTGCCGATGGCATAGGTTTCTGCTCCCTGGCCATAGAGCGCCATGCGGTTAGCTTTCAGCGCGTCACTGGTGGCTGATACTGCTGACAAACGGCGCTGCTGGCGCTCAATTTGCTCCATTGTGCGGCTTACCCGCAGCAGGTCGCTGTTGAGGCGCTGCATCCGGGAAGAACCCAACTGACCATAGCGTTCTGTTGCACGGGTTAAGGCGTTTTGGCGTTCCTGCAGGCGGCGCGATGTATCGCCCAGGGAATCAAGGGCGCGTCGGGTACCGCTGACGGCTGAGCGGAAGCTGCTCCCGACAATGCCGCCAATAATGACGCCGACTGAAAATTCACTGGCCACGGTGGTTATCCTCTGAAAGCGGAAAAACGGAAGGAAAATGTCTGAGAGCCATGCAGAACAGCCGCGAGTAGCGGCTGTTAAGTGATGAGGAGTTAATGATTATCGCCGAACTCGCTTCTGATTTGCTCTTCAGCCTGCTCCAGCCACATCTCCAGATCGTCAGTATCGAGGGCATCAATCTCCCCCGGCTGAAATCTAAACCACCTCGCCAGCAGCCCCTGCGCCTGCATCAGCGTTTTCGTCGCTCTTGCCCAGCCCAGTGACTTGCTGAAATCGTTTCTGCAGCTCCATGTAGTCGGCAAGATCCATATTATCGAGGTCTTCCGGAAGAATACCGGTGCTACGGGCAATCAGCGGCTCGTCCCAGTCAGCCGGGTCTTTACTGATTTTGCGCACCTGCTTCAGGTCTTTGACCGTCAGGCGTTTCAGTTCAACCTGCTCAACTCTGGTGCCAGCAGCGGTGGTGAAGGGGTAAGACAGCTTAAAAGTATCGGATTGGGTTTGTGACATGATCGTGCTCCTGTGTAAGTTCAGAGCAGTATGTCTGGTGGTGGGACTGGCAGATATTAAAGGGGATTAAGAAGAAAGGGGCCGAAGCCCCTGTGATATCAGTGAGTGCGAAAGCCTTTGCAGTTACGCAGGAAGGCGATAAGAAGTGCCTTTCCTTCAGATTTGCCGATGCCGGTGAACCAGTGGTCAGGTGGCTCTCATGCCTCAATCAGGTCAGCTAGCTTTCGTGCTTTGGAGCGTGTGCAGTCAATCGGGTCATTGGTTTTCTGGGTATTAAAAAGGTTTTCCACCCCTGAAATATCAAGGATGGTAAACCACGTACCATTCCCCATGCCAATCGAACCACAGTTCCCGCCTTTATCTTCAATCTCGACGGTCACCGTCAGCCCCCGATGTTGATGCGGTAGTCGGTCAACTGGTCAATGCCGCCGACGCGGAAGATGTTGGCCAGATAGTCCAGCTCCAGCAACTCTTCACCATCCAGTACCTGCTTGATGTACGTGCAGGTGAAGCTACTGGAGAACTCGGCGTTCTCATGCTGTTTGAACGTCCCCAGCGGGTTCTTCTTAAACATGATCGTCAGGAAAGTGACCAGCGGAATTTCGTCAATCAGCCCCTGCGAACTGTAGCGCTGAACGCTGGAACGGCACTGCAGCGCCAGCGACTTATACGGGTTCGCGGCAGACAGCATCGCGTCGCGGTAAAAGCTGTTCCACTTGATCTCGCCCTCAAGCTTGTCGAAGCCAGCAGGGAGTTCCACCTTGCCCACCATCCCCAGCGCCTTATGCTCCTGCATGGTCATGGAGACGTCAGGCAGTTTGACCTCCTCGGCCCGGCCCAGCAGGTTAGCGCCATCCAGGTAGATGTTGGCATTCGTGATGCGGTTGATCTCAATCTTTGCCATCAGCTATTCCCCTTCAGGGTTAACAGGTATTCCGAGGTGATCTCAGTCTCAAACGTCAGTCGCTCCAGTGGCGGTGGCGGCGTGTATTTGTAGCTCAGCAACAGGTGACCGGCGGCCAGCTCCGTCTCTTCATTACGGGCCGGATCAAACCAGCAGCTGAAGCCCAGCAGCGCACCGTCGCCAATCAGCTTGCGACGTAGGCGTTGACCGACTCCGTCAGCGCATCAATCAGCGCCTGGGTAATCGGCATGTCGATGTACTGCTGGCTGAAATAACGCAGCGACTCGTTGATCACATCACCGGTGCGGCGAACGTTCTCAAAGTTGCGCATATGGGTGACCGTTGGCCATGCTGCCGTCCGGTTCCCCCACAGACGCAGGCCGCTGCCGTAGCTGCTGAAGACCGTAGTGATGCCCTGTTCGTTGAGCAGGTTCACCTCGCTCTGCGGGTCATCAATCATTGCCGACAGCTGGCGCTCGACGCCGGTGATACCCAGAATCTCCTGGTTGGAGGACGACCACCAGTAGCCCTTGTCCAGGTCGACTTTGGCACGCAGACCTGCAGCACGCTGGCTCAGCGGCTCCAGCCGTTCGCTGTTGGTGGCCGCGTCGTACACCTTGACGTGCGGGTAGCACAGACGGACGCGGTCGGAGCTGGTATTGAAGTTAATGGTGCCTTCCGGGCCACGCCCCGCCAGAGCCTGCGCAAAAGTGGTACCAATCGGCGCGTCGATGTAGGTCACCGCGCCCAGCTTCTCAGCCATGGCGATAAGCTCAACCGAGACGCTGTTCTGGGTGCAGAATACCGGGGCAATCAGGATTTTGGCGAAGTAGCCAAACAGGTTGAAGCTGTCGTTGAGCTGCTTCATGCCGGTACGGTTGCCCGCCGCGTTAACGGCACCGATGATATCAGCCGGGGTGACTTTGGTCGGATCAGCATAGTTATAGCTGGCCTTCACCGTTGCATCTGCAGCAATGCTCTTACCGAGGTTGGTAATCACCCCGGTCTGTGCATCAAGCGAGTAGTCCTGACCTTCCACATAAGGCTGGCCATCGCTGTCCGGTTTCAGCACCAGCTGCGCGACCACCGGATTAGCCAGCTGCGCTTTGCCCGTCGCCTTGTCGAACGTTATGTCTTCATCGGCCACAGTGGTTTTATGCACAACTGGATCTAGCACGTTAATGACCAGAACGGTGCCTGCGCCATGGTCGTAGATCGCATCCAGTGCCTGCGGAATGGTAAAGCCGGTGAGCTGGCTGCCAAACGTCGCTGCATCTTTCTCAGACAGGCACTGCACCAGCGTATTGACGTCCCCCATCGGGGCAGTACCAATCAGGCCAATGACGGCAGACTTCACCGTTTTTACCGGGCGGGCACCGTTTTCCACCTCAATGGTTTCGACGCCATGCAGATAGTTAGCTGCCATGGGAGTCCTCCGTTTTCACATCGTTGTCGCCGGCGTTCCTGCGCTTTGGTGACTGCACAGCCGGTGTGCTGGCGGGTTTAGTCTCTTCAGATACCGGCGTCAGATGCTTCAGCGCCACCAGTACCTTCACATAGTCATGCTCCTCCGGCAGGGAAACATTCTTCCCCGGCCAGAGCAGGATTTCGGTTCCGTCCGACAGCGTGACGCCGCTGGCCGGGCCGGAATAGCGGTATTCTTTCATCACTCGCTTTCCTCATAGTTCACTTCGGTTAACAGCGGGCCGGACGGTAAGTCGCTGTCTTCGATAAAGACGCTTTCGGTTGCGAAGTCGAGAGCGTACTGCCACAGCCCCTTGACCTCACCGATAAACACTTCACGGGTCAGCCAGATACGACGGCGGCAGTTCGTCGGGGTGTAGCCACCGAGGATGCGGCGGACTGCATCCAGAACGTCAATCGCACCTCTTTTACCGTTGAGCTGGCGAAAGACCACCGTGACGCAGAGCTGGATACTCTGAGGCTGGAGCACCGCACCAATATCATCGGGTTTGTCGAAGCGCGAACCGGCATAACTCAGCAGCAACGCCCCGACAGGATGATTCAGGCGGTATTCGGACGGTTTTTCCGGGAAGTACTCCACCTGCAACTGTGGCAGCTTCTCCCGTAACCGGGCCAGTACCGCATCGAGGACGGGCAGAACGTTCATCAGTATTTCTCCAGTAATCCGTCGCGCCCGCCAAAGGTGGGGCGGCGTGCCCGCGCCCGGATTTCACCGGACTCGGGCACATCCTTCTGAGTGGACTGCAGCCCCAGCGTCAGCTTCCCGTCGCGGATGGCCTCCAGCTGTCGCCGGGCCTCTTTGTGGTCATCCTTCACGGTATCCGGGACAGCCCCTTCCGGGCGGCGGGTGTAAAGCCGGTAACGCACCAGCGTGATGGCAATGTCCCGCAGAACGGTCGGTATCTCTGCCAGCGGCAGGGTATAGCGTCCGCGCAGATGGGCATCAATCAGCTCATCGGCATAGCGAATACAGCTGTCCACCACCTCAGTTTTCACCGTCGCGGGCGAGTCGAAGTCCAGCTCCTCATTGGTGAGCTGAATTAGCGTCCGCTCAGGAACCTGTTCAAGCAAATCCGCGAGGGTGCAGTACATATCACACCCCGCGCAGGATGCGGATAACGTCGCCTTCGGCCAGAGCCTCATCCAGCGCAATCCCGGCAGAAATACCCGCCGGGGTCTCGCCTGATGCGGCTGTCTGGGGAACGGCGCAGGCATTATCATCCGACTGGACGTTCTGCCCTTTAGCAATCGCAGCACCAGCCTCGACTGCAACAATACCCAGTACGTTGACCGGCGTTACATCACCGGCAGCGGCATCCACCTCTGCCACGCCGAGCGCGACGGCTCCGGCCTGACAGGGGCCATTATCGGCACCGACAAAGCGCTGTTGCGTCAGCGCTGCGCTGGCCGTCACGGTGGTGGTCAGAATGACCTGTTGAGTTGTACCCATAACCGTCTCCTTATTTCACGATGTTGGTGACGAGATACCCGGCATCGCCACCGACCACGGCGACTTTGTAGATATCGGTATAACGGCAGTACTTCACCTTACCGCCGACGCCGTCATATTTATCCGCCACCGGCATCCCTTTACGGCGTAGGGTGTAGCCGAAGGACGGCTCGTTTTCGTCGGCGCTGTCGGTGCCTGGCTGCGGTTTGCCAACGTAATGCAGCATCAGGTTGTCACCCCAGATATCGGTCGGGACTTTGTCCTTGTTCTGCGCGTCTTTCATGGAGGCCATGGAGACCGGCTCGCCGATCGCCACATCTTCCAGCTGGAAAAGATCTTTCAGAATTTCGATGGTGATACGCTTGCGCTCGTTAGCACCAATCGCGGCCTGAATCGCCGGGTGGAACTTCAGCAGCGACATGACACTTGCCCCCATGGTCATCAGGTTCGGACGCAGGCCGGTGGCGTTACGTACCGCCTCAATCCCGCCTTCAATGACGCCAATCGGGTCACCCTTACCACCGCCCCAGCGGTCAGCCGCAGCCAGCGCCTTGACGTTAGCCGCGCGATAGACGTTTTTGTCCTGGGCCAGACGGGCCGCATACAGTTCTCGCTTCAGGTTGACGCCGCTCGTCACACGGCGAATGGCTTTGGCCTCTTCGTTGAACATCGACTCTGCCTGCTCGCGATAGTCCACCGGCGCGGCCAGATCGTGCTCGTTGAGAACCAGGTCCAGCTTGCCGGTTTTCTCGCGCACCAGAACGTTACTGTCAGCCCCCACGGCACGCTCGGTGTCGTACTCCACAAAAGCGGATTTACCGAAGGTCGGCACGGTCACACCTTCCTTATCGGTAAGGACAATGGGGAAAATGCGCTCACCGATGAACGCGGCATTTTTATAACCGCGAGCGATGCTGGTCAGCACCGGGTCAACGACGCGCTTACCCTTTAAATAGTCAGACATGTTCTCTCCTTAATTACAGGCAGCGGGAGACAGCAGCGTCGTAGCTGATGCCTTCTTTTTTCGACAGTTCCAGCGCTTTCTGATGCAGCGCCAGACGTTCCGGGTCGGCTTCAGCGAACTCCGCTGACGTCGTTTTGATATCCGTGTTCACGCGGTCTTTGGTCGCATGCTCACTGAAATTCAGTACCGGATCAGTGCTGTCCAGCAGCGTCTTAAACGCCGTGGCCAGCGGGGTGCGGGTATCGCCTTCAGCAAACTCAACCGGCTTGTCACCTGCAGAGACCGCGTCCAGGATGGCCACGACTACCGACTTCGCTTTGGGGGCCAGTCGGCCATCGCCAACCAGCTTCTCGGCAAAGGAGACGTTCTCCGCGTGCAGTTTGTCCTGCTTGCTCTTCGCTTCCTGTTCTGCCCGCTGGGTGGCTTCCGCTTTCAGACGTGTGTTTTCCGCCTGAAGCGCTTTGATTTCTTCTTCAGTCATGGTGCTGTTCTCTTGTTGAGGGTTGGGATTGTGTTCACTGAAGTCCGGTTCAGACTTCCCGGTGTCGCGGTAAGCCTCTTCACGCAGGGAGTCAACCTGCCATGAAGGAAGCACCTTGTCGGTCTCGTCCAGCCCGAACTGAGCAATCAGAAAATCGCGCAGACGGCCCCATAAAGAGGCATTGGTGATATCACTCCAGTCGGCAAACTCCACGACGCCTTCTTCTTTCTCACCAAACGAGACCTGCTTCAGCCCCTTAATGGAAGGTGGCTGCGCGCCCAGAAAGCCGACATGACGCAGGTAAAGCGTGCCGGGCTTCGGGTTGTTCGGTGAGTCAGGGAGATAGAATGAGGCGGAGACCTTCTTGAAGCGTCCGTTGCCCACCAGTTCGGCAAACTGCGGATCGAGCTGGTCAGGCTCAGCGAGCAGATCGCCGCCGTTAAGCGACAGGGATTTCACCCAGCCCCACGCCGGATCTTCCGTTTTGGGGTGGCCAATAACGAGAGGCGCTTCATGGACGGACGGGTCATAGACTTTCACGCAGGCGGCAAGATCGCTTTGCGTGAACGGCAGTTTCGTGCCGTGCATATCGGTATGAGTACCGGCTTTAAAAATGTGAATGGCTGGCATTTTGCTGTCCCGCGTTACGTTGTCGGGGACAGTCTGTGGAAAAAGCATCAGCAGCGCTTTTAATCTGCTTTAGAAAAAATCGGGGGTATCAGTACGGGGAATGTCATGCTGCAGGCGAATAGTGGTGCAAAGCGGGGGCTGTAAAGCCTTTATAAAGGTAATACAGCCCCTCAGCGGCTGGCAATGATTAAATCACCCGCCTGTAGAGACAAAACTCAGCGACGGGCCGCTGCTTCAAGATGGCGGACAATCGTATCGAGGATGGGGACAACCACTTCAGGCTGCAGTTCACCGTCCCCCGTCAGCGGCAGGAACGGACGGGCAGGAAGTTCAACGGACTCATTACGTCCCGTTTTACCACCGAACTGGTGAATCGGCCCATAAACGACATTAGTGCCAACCTCTGCCTGCCGGTCGTCATGGTCGGTTGATACCGACCCCATCAGACGCCCGGTATCCTGCAGCGTTTGCCCGTCGCGCTCCTGCGCTGCCAGTGAGGGAGTCCACCCCGGACGCCCCTCATCGAGAAAGTTAAACTGCGTTTCCGCCAGCAGGGTTCCGGCGATTTTGCGCATCGCGGGTTCCAGGTCTGTGGCTGCAAGGTCCAGCGCACGAAGGCTCCGGCGCAGGGATTCATCGTTAATGGTGACATTGACCAGGTTATCGGAAGCCATCGTTATCCTCTCAGTTCCTGCTGTGCCAGCGGTTGAAGCGTACCCTGATAGCGGGCAAGGTCGGGACGGTATGCAGCCCCCGGCGCATAAGACCAGCCGACGTCGGTGGCCACCTTCGTGGTGCCGGTATTGAAGGTGGCGACGTTCTGCATCTCGCCTGTTTTCTCTGAAACCAGCTTCAGCTCCCATCCCATGGCTGAGCCAGAACCTGACACCTTCAGGCCACGGGCACGCACATCCGCCGCGCTCAGGGCAATCACACCACAGCGGCAGCGCCAGCCGTTCGGTGGGTAGAACGCCTGCCAGAACGGGTCATCATAGCGCAGTACCAGACCATGCAGCGCCAGATGGCTCTTGCGGGTATGGCTGTCGTTGATGCCGGTATACATCCAGTACGGCCTGTCGTCGACGTTCTCCATCTGCTCAGCCCAGCGACCGGCGCTGTAGAGTACGGACATATTGGTGCGAAAGATGGTGTCGAGCCGCCACGAGCTGCCCTGCTGGATGGTGACCGGCTCGCCCGTTACCGGGTCGGTGGTGTCACGTGGCCCCCACCATCCCTTACGCTGCAGCTCCGGCTCCAGCTCCTGCCGGAACCAGCGGCCTGTTTTTCCTTCATCGACAGCCTGCTGCAGTGCCCCGCGAATATCTTCCAGGATATCAAGGCGGGTCACTTTGGCGACGGTAAAGGCGCGGGCATGGGCATCCTGCCACATCTCCTCCCAGTCCCACGTGAAGCTATACCCTTTGGACTTCAGGTAACTGATAGCCCGTTTGGGGGGCAACGTCATGCAGTACGCCAGTTCAGCCGTTGTCACGCTCATGCAGACGCCCCCAGACAGTTGCAACAAACATAATCCGTGCCAGCCGTTCCTGCAGGTCTTCAGCGTTCATCTGAGGGTACAGCTCGGCCAGTTCGCCCAGCAGCTCAGAAGGGTTGACGCCATCTTCAACCCGCTTAAACAGAGGAGCCAGTACGGGTTCCAGCGTGCCATTTAACGCGCCTCCGTTCATCAGAATATCCAGCGCGTCGTCCAGGGCCTGCTGTGCCTGAATATCGGCATCAATGGCCTCGGCAAATGACAGCGGCAGCATGTTCTTCTGGCGTTCTGACGGTGGTGCCTCGTCAATATCGCCGTCCTGCAGCTGGTACTCACGCTTAAAGTATTGCGGGGTGAAGACCACACCGGCGCGGCTGAGTTTCTCGTCGCGGGTTGCCTGGGTATCGTCGACCGTTCCCTGTTCCCACATCTTCCAGACGGGGCTGGCCACATCGCCAAAGTTCATTGATACCGCCATCCTGATGGCCTGATTCACCGCGCTTTCCACGATATCAGCGTCAGCGTCACGGATATCATCGGTAACCTCCAGTCCGACCTGCGCGGAGGCGCGGTTACTGTTGGCCTCGGTGGTCTGGTTCTGCCCCAGCAGGGCGATGGAGATTTCACTGCGGGCAAGCGTTATCAGGTTCTGATAAATATCGCTGCTGTCGGCCTTGCCTGCGGCCTCCTTAATTTCAATGGAGGAATCGTCAGGGATAGCGGCCACCGCGTCTTCCACCATTGCCTCCATGGAATCCAGCAGCAGGTCAATCTCGCCCTGGGCCGTCCCGCGCGGATGCTTGCCGATGACCCACGGTGAGCCGTACTTCTCGGCAAAACGCACCCAGAATTTCATGCCGCCTTTTTTGAAGGTCACGGGCCAGAAGCACATCGACAAATCAGGGAAGCCATACGGGTTGTCGTAGGTCGCATCCTGACGCGGTACCACGAACTTGTTCAGCGGTACCGGCTCGCCTTCCAGCCCGGCGTCCTTGGCGCGAAAGCGCAGCAGGTTGTCATTATCGAACTGGAACCACTCTGGCGGCTTGCCCACAATATCGGCAATGGCCCAGGATTTAACAGAACGCCCCCACATGACCTCACAGGGCTGATACCCGTAGAGAACGGCGTCGGTCATCTCGCCGATGATGCGGGACAAATCCAGATCATCGAGCATATCCCGGATGAAGCTGAATACCCGCGCCGGGGCATGACCGCGCTCAAGACCACGCACCAGCGACTTGACCGCCGCCTTACGCCTGCGGATGCAGCCGCCGACCAGCGGGTCGGTACGCAGCTCGCGATAGATGCGGATATCCCGGCCCTGAGATTTCAGAATGGGGTCAGGGTTAGGCAGGTACATCCCCAGCCCGAAGAAGTCGATGGAGCGGCTGCGCGAGGCGATCTGCTCCGTCAGCGTTTTATTGGGTTCGGCAAATTTGACGAACTCACTGGGTGAAACCCAGAGTCCACGGGCCATCAGTAATCCTCCAGCATACGGGCCGCCTGACGACGACGGCGTGAGCTTGCCTTCACCGGCCCTTTGTTAATTTCACGGCTGGCGAAGTACGCCAGCGTCAGCGCGATGGCTGAATCCCCGTGACGTTTGCCACTGTCAGACTTCGCTTTTGAGCGCTGTTCCGGCACGCGGGGAACGCCGTTTACCACCTGAACGGCCCGCAGATCATCCAGCGTGTCTTCATCCTTCGGTAAATCCACCAGGTTGCCATCTTCCAGCGCAGCCTTGACCGGCGGCATATGCTCGCGATACCAGTTTTCAGTTGGCATCACCTGCTTAACCCGGCTGGAGCCGTAGCGCTGCATGGCGTATTCGGCGAGGTAAGAGCCGTTACCACGGGCATCAAGCGCCGCGCCCATCAGGTTTGGCAGGCCATCCATCAGGTACCAGGCGATTTGCTCCTGCTGTTTGAACGGCACGTTACGCAGCTCCAGCACGAACGGCACGCGGCGAACCAGGTTCTTCTCCTGCAGCAGGGGATAGTCCACCGACAGGTCACCGCTGCGGCCAAAGTCGCGCCCCAGGAAAGAACGTGCGTCAGCAGGCAGCGCCTCCAGCAACGGTTTCAGATGTGTATCAAGCCACTCCTGCGTCTCGCTCCAGCGGACATCATCGGGCTTCAGCTCGTAACCCTCCGGGCAGGTCAGGCGCAACACCGGCGTGCCAGCCGACATACGGGACTCAATCAGGGCGCGGGACAGCCAGGCTCCGCCACCGTTGGCCGGAACACAGTCAAGCTCCTCCGATGCACCGGCACCGTAGAATTTGTATACCGATGCCATCCACGCCTGCTCGGACGCTTCCGACCATTCTTTCCCGGTACGCAGGCAGACGCGGTGGAACAGTCCCTCGGACACAGCCTCCTGAAAAGTAATGCGATGTACGCTGCCCCCCTGACGCCCGGCCCGGATATCACCGATAAGCGTATTGAACGGGTTATCGTCACCGTCATGGGTGGAAATAACGCGCACTTTACCGCCCCAGATAAGCATCGCCAGCGCCGCCTTCAGCAGTTCGTCCAGTTGCTCATGGAACGCCGCTTCGTCGATAACGATGATGCCCTGACGGCCACGCAGGTTAGACGGGCGACTTGAGAGCGCGACAACGCGGAAGCCGGAGTCAGGGAATTTGATGGTGTAGGTCTTGATGTGCTTGTCGTCTTCGTCCTCCTCCCAGAAACCCTCTTCGATTTCACTGGCGGCATAGTTGAATGCCCGCGCCCACATCGCACACGCCTGGATATATTCGACGGTCATGTCCTGGTTATAGGCGATGTAATACACGTTCATCCCGCCCGCAGGCGCTGAAGAGGCAGCGGTCAGCACATCATCGGACGCCTCAGCCCAGGTGATACCGGTACGGCGGCTCTTCTCAATCACCTTAAGCGGAGACGTGTCAGCCACCCAGCGCTGCTGGTAGGGCATCAGAACGGCGGGGATATCCAGCGCCGAGGTATCAGGCAAAACGGGAGCAAGCTGGCTCATGTGGCAACCCCCAGAATTTCACGGCGCAGCGCCTGTACTGCATCGGTTGACAGTCCACCCTTACGGGCAATTTTCTCGGCGTTGCTGACCGCCTGCTGCGCTCTGGCCCGGACTTCGGACTGGAACTTCTTGAGGTTGACGGACGCGCGGGACAGCGTGGCCACGTTCTTCGCCACCTTCGACAGCAGCGCCACCCGCTCTTTAGGGTCGACTTCGCCTTCTTCCGTCTCCTGCAGCTGGACAATACTCTCGAACAGCTCAGTCTGAATCAGGGCGATCACCGCCTCCGAACGCGCATCCTGATCGTCAGCCGCGCCCTCGGTCAGCATGCGTGCCGCTTCGGTGGCCGCACGGATAGCGCCATAGCGGCGCTCAATCTTCTGGCCATAGCGATGGATAGCTGATTTGCTGATGACGTAACCCTGCTCACGCAGCAGGGACTCCAGCTCGTTATACCCGCTGAAGCCGGATTCAGTCAGCGCCCGCTCAAGCCAGCGACGCACGTCTTCCGGCAGCTTTTCTATCGTGCTGCGTCTGGCCATCATTCACTCCAGTACTTTTCCGGGCGGGCGATACCGGGGCCGCATTCCACGGTGTATTCCACCAGGTCAACGCCGAGGCGGGTCAGGTCGGCAAACCAGTCGCCGGAGGGTTTTTTCTCCAGATCAACCATCTTGCGGTCAGCCAGATAATCCAGCTCACGGCGCAGCTCCAGCGGCGTGGTGTCCTGGTAGATGGCGCGGGACACGTCCAGCAGCAGCGTCTCGCTGGCGGTGTACGGGCGGGTTTTGTTCAGAGCAACCAGCAGACTCCAGCGCAGGGATTCCCGGCGCACGCGGGCGATATCAACCATGGTGACCTCCTGTATGACGGTACTGCTGTACCACTTCCAGTTTGTTGTAGAGTGCGTCCAGCTTGGCCTCGATGACCGTCTGGCCACGGATATAATCCTCGCGGCGGACGTAGTTCAGCGGTAAATCCGCCTTAAACCGCATAAATTCTTTTTCCAGCTCGCCCCAGTTGGAGGCGGACTGTTGCAGCGACTGCTCAAGGGAGGCGAACCGCGCCGCCTGACGCTCCTCCGCTTTACTGAACAGCCACTTGGCCATACCGCCGACAAAGCTCATGAAGGTGATGAGAAAGCCCACCACCGTCCAGAATTCAACCTGCAACGTCATTTCTGTAATCCTTCCCGTTCGTCCAGCAGTTGGTTTATCTGGCTGCGCCAGATGCGGCACTGCTTCGCGTTGTCGATGATGTTGTCGCTACCGATGTAAAACTGGCCCACCTGCCGATGTAAATCTGACCCACCTAGGGTAAAAATGGCAGTTTTAAGGCACTGCCAATGATGACATTGGAGACCAGAGTGGAGATTAGTGTTTTACACCGTCAGGGCATGTCGATACGCGCCATCGCGCGCCAGCTTTCATGCTCTCGTGAGACCGTTCGCAGATATATTCGTAGCCCGCTGCCCGTAGCGGATATGCGCTACAAGCCTCGCGCACCCAGACCCTGCAAGCTTGACCCGTTCAAGACCTATATCCTTGAGCGGGGGGCCGCGCCCAGGCCCCTCTGGGTCCCCGCCAGTGTGCTGCTGCGCGAGATCCGTCAGCGTGGTTACGAGGGTGGTTACAGCATGCTGACCGCTTTCCTGCACCCCATTAAGCAGCCCGTCACTGAAGAGGTAACACGCTTCGAGACCGAGCCTGGCTTTCAGATGCAAGTTGATTTCACCATCATCAGACTCGGTCATAACCCATTGCTGGCCTTTGTCGCCACGCTGGGCTGGAGCCGCGCGACTTTCGTCAAGTTTTACAGCAACCAGGACTCCGCTGCCTGGTGTGACGGCATTGAGTCTGCGCTCAGGTTCTTCGGCGGGACGCCGCATCAGCTGCTGTTCGACAACGCCAAGGCCATCATCATTGAGCGCGATGTCTACGGCCCCGGTAAGCATCGCTGGAACCCGCAGTTGATGCACGTCGCCGAGAAGTATGCCTTTACTCCCAAGGTCTGCCGACCCTATCGCGCCAAGACCAAGGGTAAGGTTGAGCGGTTTAACCATTACCTCAAGAACAGCTTTATCGTGCCTCTTACCGCGACCTTCCGGCAGGCCGGGCTGGTACTGGATGTACCTGCTGCCAACACACGCATCGGCGAGTGGCTGGTCACCGTCGCGAACACACGAGTGCATGGCACCACAGGCGTACCGCCTGAGCAGCGCATGCCGCGCGAGCGTGCTGCGCTATTGCCGTTACCGAAGGTCACGTTGGCATTGCCTGCACCTGTCCCAGCGCTCAGCCAGCGTCCGGTGCCGACCGAGAGCCTGCAACATCCTCTGGCAACGTACCAGGCCTTGCTCGAGGTGCCAGCATGAACCTTCAACATGATCGTATTGCCGCGCTCTGCGAGCAACTCAAGCTCGACCGCCTGCCGGCAGAGTGGCCGGGTGTGGCACAGGCGACCATCGACAACAGCGGCACGCATGCCGACTTCCTGGAAGCCGTTTTGCAGCTCCAGCATGATGGCCAGAACGAACGGCGTCGCCAGACCATTTTGCGGTTATCAGGCCTGCCGGTGATAAAAACACTGGAGCAGTTCGATTACGCCTATGCCAGTGGCGTTCCACGAAGTCAGATCCAGGAGTTGGCGGGTCTGACATTTATCGAACGTCAGGAGAACGTTGTCCTGCTCGGGCCTTCTGGCGTCGGCAAAACGCACCTGGCGACCGCCATTGGCTATAAGGCCGCGATGGCGGGTTTAAGCATTCGGTTCATTACCGCCGCCGACATGATGCTGCAACTGATGGCGTCACATCGTCAGGGTGACCTGAAGGGCTACCTGAACCGCGTCGTAGGTAAACCTAAGCTGTTGATCATCGACGAAGTGGGATATCTGCCGTTCGGTAAAATGGAGGCGAACCTGTTCTTCCAGGTAGTCGCTAAACGGTATGAGTCAGGCAGCGTGATCCTGACCAGCAACCTGCCGTTTACGCAGTGGTCCGGAACGTTTGGTGATGACGAGACACTGACGGCAGCGATGCTGGATCGGCTGCTTCACCATGCGCATATCGCCCAAATCAGCGGCCAAAGCTATCGACTGAAAGATAAGCTGAAAAGCGGTCAACTCCAGAAGAAAACGAAAGCAACAACGCTCGAATGATTCAAAGGGGGTGGGTCAGTTTTACTTTGGCAGGGTGGGTCAGAATTCGATCGGTATTGACATGATGTTGGCGAGGACGTCACGCTGGGTGACGCCTGAGTCGCGTAGCCAGGCGTCAGCGGCTTCAGGTTGCCCGGACGCTGCGCGAGTGCCGGTGCCAGCGGCGGCAGTTGTGTCTGAATGACCGGTGCCGACGGATGCGTTGTCATATCCGAGCGCGGCGTTGTACTGGCGTACGAAACCGCGAGTAAACACGCACTCAATGGGATGGCTCTTACCTTTTTCATCAATCCAGCGCTGTGTGACATCGTTAATTTGCCCCTGTAGTTGTTTGTTATGGCTCTCTAGCTGAGCAATCTGCTCAAGGTAACTGGCTTCGGCCTGATGCCCGGCGGCAACCTGCTCGTGATACCGTTTTGCCCAGGCCCGCAGCGCTGCGTTCTCAAGCGTCGTTTGTTCGGTTTTATAGGTATCAAACGCTGACTGCAGCCGACTGAGCGCTGCGTCACCGTCACGTTTTGCGTCCTCAGAACCGTCGTGATAGCCCCAGCGGTTCAGTCCATAAAGAGCAGCCACCAGAACAAGCGCCAGCACCATGCCGCGCCACGGCAATCTTTTAACCAGGTTCCACACAGCTGCTGCCTCCCCATGTGAGATAGCGCGGAGCCAGCTCCCGCAGGATACGCTGCGGGTAGTGGCGGTTCTCCCGCCAGTTGGCGGCGCTACGTCCGGCATTCACCGTCTCGACATGACCAAACCAGCGGGTGCTGTCCAGCCCCTGCTGCGAGGCCAGCCGCTTGTCCCGCTGTACCTAGCCCAGACCGCCGTTATAGCCCGACAGCGTCATGGCCATACGTTCGCAGCCGTTGGCGGCGCTGACACGCTGCCACAGCCAGCGGTCATAGCTGACCAGCGCCCGGATGGCCCACGCCGGATTAAACGGCTCGCGGCTGTTCAGCCCCGGCATCAGCTGGCTTATCCAGTCAGCGGTGGCGGGCATAAACTGCGCCAGCCCCTGAGCGCCAACCGGCGAGACCGCATCAGGTCGCCAGCCGCTTTCCTGATGCAGCTGTGCGGCGAAGTCAGCCACCGGCGCAGACAGTCCCCATTCAAGCCGGGCATTACGGATCACATCGTCGCGATACTGCAGCGCGGCCTGCGGTGGTTGGGCTGCGCGGGCCTGACTGAAGAAGCCGCCACACCAGAGCAGCCAGGCAATAACCAGGTTGCCAGCGAGCTGCCACCAGAAGCTGTATTTATCGTTGCGTGGCTCGCCATGCTTAATGGCGGTTACGCCCAGACCAAAGGCAAGCAGGATGATGAGGGTGATTTGAGGCCAGTTCATGATTACAGCCCCGTCGCTACGGCCAGACAGACTGCGGCAACAATCAGCGCACGGCGGATTAGCGCAGCGGAAAAGACCAGGTGAAGGCCAGTCTGGACGGGGAAGCGACCATCAGCCATCAGCCTGTCATCATGCTTCAGGTACTGACCGGGACGGGCTTTGGGGAAAAGCGAACGGTCAAGCCAGTAGCCCAGCACTGCTGCCAGCGTGATGAGTGACAGCTTGTAGACAACCACCGGAAGCTGCTGGGGCGATACCAGACCGATGGTACCGAGCAACAGCACTGCGGTCAGCAGCCAGCCGCTGAGACGTGGCTTTTTAACAGGGGGAATGAGTTTTTTCAGGTTTTTCATGGTGCGTCTCCTTGTGTAGTGGAGACAGCATCACAAATGGTCGGGGAAAGGGATTTTAAACAGCGTTAATAGTGAGGATGCGGACGTGAACCGCATGATGGCTTTGAAAGAACGACCAGCCCGGTGCTGTAACACCAGGCTGGTCATCAACCCACAGGTATGCACTGTGAGCCGACCAGGGTTCAGTCAGTCTCGCGAGACCTGACTAGCCTGCCATATTTTCATTGATTGCAAAAGGCTTACGGATAATGAAAGAACAATCTTTACCCATCGTCCCATGGATTGGCGGCAAACGTCGTCTGGCTAAACATATTCTGCCGCTGTTTCCGGCCCATACCTGCTATGTGGAGCCGTTCTGCGGGGCAGCTGCGCTCTATTTTCTCAAGACGCCCAGCAAGACCGAAGTCATTAACGATATCAACGGGGAACTGGTGAACCTCTATCGGGTGGTCAAGCATCATCTGGAAGAATTTATTCGCCAGTTTAAATGGGCGCTGGTCAGCCGTCAGATATACAAGTGGCTGCAGGATACGCCGGAAGAAACGCTCACTGACATTCAGCGGGCGGCCCGGTTCTACTACCTACAGAAACAGGCGTTTGGCGGCAAGGTGGCCGATCACTCGTTCGGAACCTCCACCACAAGTGCGCCGTGCTTTAACCTCCTGCGCATCGAAGAAGAACTGTCGATGGCACACCTGCGCCTGTCCAGAACGCTGATAGAGCATCTGGACTGGCACCAATGCATAGAGCGTTATGATCGCCCGCATACGCTGTTCTACTGTGATCCACCGTACTGGGGAACAGAGGGCTATGGCGTGGATTTTCCAATAGGGAACTATATCCACATGTCGGAACTGGCCCGGAGTATCAAAGGGAAAATGATTATATCGGTGAACGATATCCCAGAGATGAGGCAGGCTTTCAAAGGCCTCAACATCCAGACCGTTTGCATCAACTACAGCCTGTCGGGTAAGTCATCACCGCGCCAGGAACTTGTGATATGCAATTTCTGAAAGGAGAAACGCATGAGTTCAGCAACTAATAAACCCAAACACTCATACTTAATGGGAATAACCTGCGATGAGTATGAAACTGCAGCAAAAATCTACACACTTAGCGTCAATGCCGACAATCTGGCAGAGGCACTAAGAGAGATGCAGGCCGCGCTTGAGCAGGTGGAGAAAACGCCACGAATGCTCCCTGAAAATGAGCTGAAAGGAATACTCATTGGAGAGATAAGACTGACCATCAGCGCCAACCCCCAAAGCAGAAAGCCTTGCTAATGTTAGTTTATCGGGCAGCTCCAGCTAGTCTTGTCATCAGGTGTAAATATCATCAGACAGCCCGCTCTTGGAGGTTTATTGTCTGTCGTAGGGGGTAACACCTCCATTTTTTTCTCTACTGGTGGAGCTTGCCTGATTTCTTTTGCACAACTCACAGCGCTTTCATGATATGAGTCATATTGACGTTTAATTTGTTTTAAAGCGGAACCCGCTCGTTGGGGGTCATTTGAAGATAAATCTTTAAGTGAGCTAATTTGTGTAGACCACCATTGCTGAGCGTTAGCCCCCGCCATCCTGCAAGAGCCATAAGCTGGGAACATATCCCCCTCCATTACAAACTGCTTACCCTCACTCTCCAGTTGCCTGAACAATCTGGCGTAGTTAGGAAAATCATCTGGTTGCCAGTCTGTTTTTTGCTTAACCATCTGCACGATATCCCACATTTTTTTTAGATATGCGACACCAATATCTACACGTTGTTTGTCGTTTAACTTTGCAAAATCATACGGCATATAGGTTAATTCGTCGGCATTGAAATAGAACCAATAGTCGCTATCTAAATCCTGCACAACTCTATCTAGGGCAACGGATTTACAGGCTCTTTTAGGCACTTTTATAGCTGTACCTTCTTTATTGATCTCGATGAAGCAATTATTCCCCTGAGAGAGATAATCTGCGGGTATGTTTGCATTTTCGGGAACATGAAACACGATAGTGAGCCAATGATTTTGCTCAACGTGAATATTTTCGAACTGATCTGCGTACCGATTCAACCCTGGCAGTAGATTTTTGATAGCAGGCAACAGCTTGTTTACAGTCAAATCGTCCGTTTTTACATTGAATTCTACGGACGGAGTAGAAGGAGAATCCGATACACCATCTGATCCACTATCACAACCGACCAGCAATGACAGAGCTAAGACCAAAAACATCTTACGCATATATATCCTTATGTTGTCTGTTAGAACGTTCTAACCCTATTTATTCTTTTTGTAACTTAGCCTGCGAAAGGTAGCAAAATCGACCACATTATCTTTACTTTCAGCCCCTTTTTACCAGTGTGCTCAACTAGCAAACTTGCTGGGCTTTGGCTGAGTGAGGACTTTGCCGACCTCAAGAATAGCCCTCCGCTGTTCGGGACTCATGTCGTCGAACGCGTCCATCAACTCTTTCTTTTCTTGTGACTCGTAAGGTGCAACAACTGGTTGGCTCCTCGTCCCAGTAACTACATACAAAACATCCACGCCGATTTCTGATAGTGCAGATAACTGCACTGCAGTTGGGGAGGTGCGATCTTTCTCCCAATCTATGAAAGTTCTCTTCGCCACACCTATAGCGTCAGCTAACCCTTGCTGCGTAAGGGATAGACGTTCTCTTTCTTCTTTAATACGTAAACCGATCATGTGAGTATTTCTGCACTCTTAAAGTTGACTGGTGAGGAAATCTGCACCATAATCTATCACACATAAGGCAAACATCATTGCATGAACAAAGGAGACAACGATGACTGCAGAACAAGTCAAATCTCTCTTCCGCCAGCGCGGGGTCACTTTCACCCGCTGGGCTGAAGAAAACGGCTACAGCCGCAATGAGGTCTACCGTGTTCTTAACGGCTTCACCAAAGCTCGTTACGGCAAATCACACGAAATTGCCGTGAAGCTGGGTCTGAAACCAGATTCGAATGCGGCGTAACGTTTTAGCCCGTGTAACAGATTATCACATATCGCAAAAAGGGGAATGTGACATGAGTAAGGCAAATGTATCCAGTTCTGGCTCCCGCATTCTGCGCGTTCTTAAAGCACTGCGTGGCCACGCCCTGAACGGTGTTTCTAACGGTGAACTGGCATCGGCTCTGGGCGAGTCCCCGGCGAATATCAATCGGGCACTCAATACCCTTATCGAAGAGGGACTGGCCCTGAAACTGGATAACGGGCGCTTCGCCCCTGGAGTCCAGCTCTTACAAATCGCCATGGCGCACAGCACCGAGATGGCGCGGGCGCAGGATCGTATTAATGAAATCAACCAGCGTGTTATGGCTGGCAGTCGCTAAGGAGTTGAAATGGGACGCACAAAATCACAACCAGTTGAACTAATGGAAGATGCATCGGTAAGTGATGGCCTCAACGTTAGTCTTAATGCCATGACTGAACATCGCCTCGAAATCATGCAGCAGTTCGGTGATGGCCTGCCGTATGAACGTGATCGGATTATTCATGAGGCTCGCTTTTATATGGCGCAAAGTGCCGAGTCTATGCTCGAAGCCGGTAAGCGTTTGGTGATATTGAAAGAGAATGAGCCGCATGGGGAGTTTATTAACGTCCTCGAAAATGAGTTGGGCTTACCATACCGAACTTCCGTAAGAATGATGCAGGCTGCTACTAAATATTTATCTCCCACACTGAAATCAAATGTGCCAGCGCTGGCACATTTGGGCAAAACTAAACTGTTCGAATTAATAGCAGAGGACGACGAAGAGCTATCAGAGTTAGCCGAAGGCGGCACCATTGCAGGCTTAACCCTAGATGATATCGATCGCATGACCAGCCGCGAACTCCGGGCTGCATTACGCGAAGCCCGCGAAACCAACGCAGCACAACAGCGCGTGCTGGCCGACAAAAACGAAAAAATCGACTCGCTTTCCACCAAACTGGAGAAGAAATCCCGTATCCAGCCGCCCAAGCCTGACGAAGAGGTGAAGAAGCTGCGTGCGGAAGTTACAGCGTTAGCGGTTGAGGCGGAATCTGCCATCGCCGTTCGACTGTCCAGCGCCTTTGAGACCCTGTGCGCATACTGTGCTGAAAACATGATTGATACCCCCAGAGACTTTATGGCCGGTCTGGTCTGCCAGCTGGAAAGCACCGCGCGTAGCCTGCGCTCCACATTTGACCTGCCGGACGAGCCGACAGGCAACGCCGCCCCTTCATGGCTGACTGACCCGACGCCAGAGATTAACGGGCAGGAGGCATAACCCATGAGTGCCGCCCTGACTGAACGACTGGTTTATGTTGCCCGCGCGGCACGTGACGCGGGGCATGGCAAGCGCGGTGCGATATACGACGCCGCCTGCGCTGAACTGGGCATGTCCCGCGCCACCCTGCTGCGCAAACTGAAGGAGGTATCAGTGACTGACAAACGCAAAAAACGCGCCGATGCCGGGCGCAGCGCCCTGAGCCGCGACGAAGCCGCGCTGATATCTGCCACGCTACGCGAGGCCACCCGTAAGAACGGTAAGCGCCTGTATTCCATCGCGGATGCGGTGGAGACCCTGCGTTCAAACGGCTTTATCACTGCTGGCAGAACGGACGAGGCCACAGGCGAGTTTTTCCCGCTGTCCGAGGACACCATCAGCCGCGCCCTGCGTAACTATGGCCTGCACCCGGAACAGCTTGACGCACCGGCACCTTCATCCGAGATGGCCAGCCTGCATCCCAACCACGTCTGGGAGATTGATGCCTCACTTTGTACGCTTTACTACCTGAGCAACGGCCATAAAGGGCTGCAGGTGATGGACAGCGCTAAGTTCTACAAGAACAAGCCTGCCAACATCGCCCGCATCGCCAGTGACCGCGTGTGGAGTTATGAGATTACCGACCATACCAGTGGCTGGATTTACGTTGAGTACGTAATGGGCGCGGAGTCCGGTGAGAACCTCTGTTCTATTCTTATTAACGCCATGCAGGAACGCGGCGGCGCTGACGTGCTGCACGGTGTGCCGAAAATACTCTACCTCGACCCCGGCTCGGCGAACACCGCTGGCATGACGAAAAACATGTGCCGCTCGCTGGGCATCAATCTGATAGCGCACAAGCCGCATAACGCCCGCGCCACCGGGCAGGTGGAAAAGGCCCGTGACATTATCGAACGCAAACTGGAACCGGGTCTCAAATTCCAGCCGGTTCATAGCCTGAACGAACTGAACGCGCTGGCGGTGAAATGGCGCAGCCACTTTAACGCCACGGCGGTCCACAGCCGCCACGGTAAAACCCGCACGGATATCTGGCTGAAGATTACTGCTGACCAGCTGAAAAAAGCGCCATCCGTTGAGGTTTGCCGCGAACTGGCGGTGGCCGTACCGGAACTCCGCAAGGTCACATCAAAACTGCGTGTTTCGTTCCGGGGCGCTGAGTTTGATGTTTCGACAGTACCGGGCGTACTGGTCGGCGAAAAATTGATGATTACCCGTAACCCGTGGCGCAGCGATGTGGCACAGGTGGTGCTGACCGGCGAGGACGGTCACGAGACGTTCTTCCTGGTCGAGGAGGTCAGAAAGAACGAGTTCGGCTTTGCCGAAAGCGCGGTGGTATTTGGCGAAAGCTACAAAGCCCTGCCGGAGACCCCGGCGCAGACGGCTGCAAAAGAAATCGAAGAGCTGGTCACGGGCACCGATAACGCCGCCGATGCAGCTGCTGCACGCAAGGCGAAGGCGCTGCCGTTCGGCGGGCGACTTGACCCGTACAAACATATCGACGACACCACGCTTCCGGCCTATATGCCGAAGCGCGGTCAGGCTTCAGACGTGCGCGGGCCGCGTATTGAGCAGCGTCCGCTGACCCATGTGGAGGCCGCGAAAGCCCTGCGCGAGAAGTTTGGCGCTAACGGCCATATCTGGACGCCGGAACATTACCGCCAGTTAACGGCACAGTACCCGGATGGCGTACCGGAAGCCACGCTGGATGAGGTCATGGTCGCCCTGACCACTCCGGCCCGCAACAGCGTTATCAGCATCGTTAACGGTAACTGAGGAGGAAGGCATGCTGGTACTGAAGCAACAACTGAAAGAGGCCCGCATCCCGCAGGCGGTGGTGGCAAGAGCCGTCGCCGTTTCCGAGGCCACGCTGGCCCAGATTGTGAACCACAACGAGTGGCCACGCACCAGCACGGAGGAGGTGCGCCAGCGTCTGGCGTTATATCTGGAAAGTCAGGGAATTGATACAGCGAAGAGTTTTGATGCTGCACAGGGCGCTGTCACGCCCCGTACAGCGGGTACTACCGATAAAACCAACCTCAGCGAGGAAGAGAACATGTTACTCAAAAAGCAGGTGTTATTTCCAGCAACCAAAAAAGCGTTTGGCCTTTTCCGTGACCCGTTCGCCGATGAAGCCATGCAGGGCGCGGACGATGTGTTCACCACGCCGGATATCCGCTACGTGCGTGAGGCGCTGTTCCAGACCGCCCGCCACGGTGGCTTTCTGGCGGTTATCGGCGAGTCTGGCGCGGGTAAATCCACGCTGCGCCGCGACCTGATTGAACGCGTCAACCGCGAGAACGCGCCGGTGATTGTTATCGAGCCATACATCATTGCCATGGAAGACAACGACGTGAAGGGCAAAACACTGAAGGCGGCAGCTATCGCCGAGGCCATCATCAGCACCATCGCGCCGCTGGAGAGCATCAAACGCAGCCAGGACGCCCGTTTCCGCCAGTTGCACCGCGTCCTGAAGGACAGCAGCCAGGCGGGTTTCAGCCACGTTCTGGTGATTGAGGAGGCCCACAGTCTGCCCATCCCGACGCTGAAGCACCTCAAACGCTTCTTCGAACTGGAGTCCGGCTTCAAAAAGCTGCTGTCCATCGTGCTGATTGGCCAGCCTGAACTGGCGGACAAACTGTCCGAACGCAACATGGAAGTCCGTGAGGTCGTCCAGCGCTGTGAGGTGGTTGAACTGCTGCCGCTGGACAACAGCCTGGAAGAGTTTCTGACGTTCAAACTGCAACGCGCCGGTAAGCAGCTGGCCGACATCATGGACGCCAGCGCAGTGGAAGCCATCCGCGCCCGTCTGAGCAATCTGGGTAGTAGCCGTAAAAGCATGGTCAGCCTGCTGTATCCGCTGGCCGTCAGTAACCTGGTGATAGCCGCCATGAATCTGGCTGCTGAAATCGGGGTTCCGCAGGTCAACGCCGACGTCGTTAAAGGGGTTTAATCATGAAATCCATCGCCGATATCAACCAGCAGATGAACAAGGTGCAGTCCGCCATTATGGCGCTCAACGCCATGAACACCACCGTGCAGAGCGTCATGATTGCTGGCAGTAAGCCGGTTATCCGTATCGCCCGCAACGGGCACTGTGCCCGCCTGCTGGAGCAGGGCAAAGCGAGTTATACCCATGTTGGCCATGACGGCTCAGGGCGCTTTCGTCAGGGCGTCTTTGAGTTGCATGGCTGCCGTATTACCTGGTCAGAGTCGTTACATTAACCATAAGGTGAACAGAGATGAGCGAAGTAAATAAAGAAAACTACATGAAAGACCGCAAGGGGCGTCTGGTGCCGGTTGACCAGGTGTCTGACTATGACCTTGCGATGGACTCTTTCGTTAAAGAATAGGTTGCCGCCGCGAAGGTTAAACGCGATGAACTCAGTGACTTCAAGCGTCGTGCCTTTGACGAGTGCTATGCCTGGCTTGACCTTGTGGCCGAGAAGTACGGCAGAACGCGTGGCGGTGCCAAAGGCAACGTGACCTTCAGCAGCTTCGACGGTGCTCAGCAGATCACCATCCGCGTGCAGGAAACCCTGACCTTCGGGCCAGAGCTGCAGATTGCCAAAGACCTGATAGACGAGTGCGTCACCGAGTGGTCGGAAGGCGCAAATGCCAACCTGCGGGCCATCATCAGCGATGCTTTCCAGGTGGACAAAGAGGGCCAGCTTAATACCGGACGTATTCTTTCCCTGCGCCGCGTCAAGATTCAGGACGAGCGCTGGAACCGTGCTATGGAGGCCATATCGGAATCACTGCAGGTAGCAATGTCCAAAACCTATATTAATTTCCGGGAGAAAGATAAACACGGGAAGCTAATTAATATTCCGTTAGATATCGCTGCCATTTAATTTTAATTCAATTTCTTTTTTATTTCGGCGTCAGTGCCGTGGGCTTCTGCACGCCGAAAACAGCATGGAGGAATAAATCATGTCCATCAAATGTTCCAACTGTAAGAAAGGTATCACCACCCTGAAGTTCAGCGACGCCAGCGTCATTACCTCTGGCAAATACCATGTGCCAGCCGTCCTCATCACGCTGGTATGCCCTCACTGCAGCCAGCATTACTACACCGAAGTCCCGGCCATGGAGTTCATCCCCTGCGAGGCAAAAAAATGAAAGGCATGAAATTATATAACCGCTCCACTATATACAATCTGGCCCTGAAAACCTTTGGCCCTGAAGCACAGGCGCTGAAGCTGATGGAAGAAGCCGCCGAACTGGCCGCTGCTGCCGCCCGTAACATGAATGGGCTGGGTAATGAGGTTGACCTGGCTGGCGAACTGGCTGACGTTGAAATCATGATTGAACAGTTCCGCCTCAACGGGATGGGCCTGATGATTGACTTTCATAAGCAGAAAAAGCTGGAACGCCTTGCCGAACGTCTGGGGGTGACTTATGCCGCAGAATAATGAAAAGCAGCTGGAGAAATTAAAAAAGCTACTTGCGCTGGCTAAATCCGATAACCCCCATGAAGCGGCATTGGCCCTGCAACGCGCCCAGAAACTGATGCAGGCCTATAACATCACCCAGGCTGACCTCGCACTCAGTGATATTGATGAAAGCGTCAGTCACTACTGGGCTGCAGGTAGCGTTAATCCGCCGCGTTACATGCTGGGTCTGCTGGACATTATCCAGGTGGCATTTGGCGTTAAGTCTATTATTCACTCCGGCTTTAAACCCAGCGTTGGCTTTTACGGTAATAAAGACCGGGTTGAACTGGCCTCATATACATGGGAGGTACTGGCCAGACAATTAATCATGGCCCGTAAAAACTATATTCGACAGCAAAATAAAAGGATCAAAAACACGACCAAGACCAGCCGTGGTGACAAATTTGCCGAAGGCTGGGTTCTGGCCGTGCGCAGCGAGGTTCATTTATTTGCTATGTCCCGCGAAGAACGGGAGCTGGCAAGCCTCTGGCTTGAACAAAAATACCCTGACTCAGGCACAACTAGGGGCCGTGGGGCCGGGAAATCACGTGACGCAGACATGTCCCGCCACATCGGTTACAGAGAAGGGGAAAACGTCCGCCTGCATCAGCCCGTTGGCGGGCAGGAGCAGCATAAACTGAGGGCTGAAAGATGATGTTATCGCGTAAGAAGAAAGCACCGAACCCTTGCCGTACAGCTGCTAAATATCTTTTTGCTCGCGCCTTTTTTAAGAACGTAAAGCCCGGCATTCAAATTGGCGTTATTGCTGGACGAGAACAGGTTAAAAATTATATGTCAGGTGCATGGTGGAATAACGATCCGGTTACTACAGCCCGTAACATTCATATTAACTGGGGTGGTATTCATTATGATGGCTGAATCAATTGTATGTGCCCTGTTCTGGTATGGTCTCGTGGGGTGGTGTACTGCTGAACTGCACCGCCGTTCAGGGTTTTACTCACGTTACAGCGGTGCCGGACACTGGATCAGTTGGGCCGTTATGTTCCTGTGCTGGCCTGTCGCGCTTCCTTTATATGTCGACTATATCGGTGGCGCAGGTAAAAGGAGTGGCAATGATGACTAAGCAGCGTCTTATTCAACTCATTCATATTGCCCGCAGCGACCTCCAGATGGATGAGGACACCTACCGCCTGATGCTACAGGGGCTGACCGGCAAAGCCTCAACCAAAGGGATGGATACCCCACAGCTAAACCGCGTGCTGGAATCCATGAAAAAGAAAGGCTTTCGCATTAAGCCTGCCGGGAAAGCCAGGCCCGGCTTACCGCTCGACAGCCATCCGCAGTCAAAGAAAATCCGTGCGCTATGGCTTGAAATGGCTGCCGCAGGCATCATCCGTGACAGTTCAGAGCAGGCGCTGGCGCTGTGGGTTAAACGGGAAACGGGCATCAGCGCGTTACGCTGGCTCAGCAATGAGCAGGCAAGTAGCGTGATTGAGAAACTGAAGAAGTGGCAGCGCAGAGCTGCGGGAGTGAAGCAATGAGCGACCTGAATCAGTTTCGTAGTAAAGGGCCGGAACTGTTGGTGGAACTGGCACAGCATACCTCTGAGACCGTCCGCGAGATTATTGATATCGAACCCGCTGTTGCCGACCAGATTGGTCAGGCTGTCGCTAACCGCATGATGCAGGTCTGGGGCGGGCAAAACGTCTATTTTCCGATGGGCATGGTCTGGAAGGTCAGCCAGCGCGACCGGGAAATCTTCCTGGAGTTTGACGGGCGCAACCATCACGAACTGGCCCGCAAATTTGGTGTTTCACTACAGTGGGTTTACAGCGTGGTGAAGCGTGTCAGAAAAGAAGAATTGGATCGGATGCAGGGCAAACTGTTTGATGGCGAACCTGATACCGATACAGGGAAAAAGGAGTAA